GCCACCGCCGATAATAACGCCCATTTCAGCCTCCCATCAATACTTTAGTTGCAGCACCGGTCCCAGAAGTGCTGGTAGCGGTCTTTCCAGCAAGGATGGCGGCAGCCCGCCCCCTGCGACGACGCATGGCATCGTTATTGTCGCGCGATGCCGACGCATCATCAATGGTCGGCACCGGGGGCGGGGCCACGGGGGTCGGCGCTGGGGGTGGGCTGCTGCCGAATAATGAACTCATATCATCCTCCAAATGGGTCGTAGTCTGTGGTGGCGAATTGTTGCCGGTCGCCCCGTCCTTGCAAATCTTCCTGCGTCATCATGACGTTACGATCTTCCCCTGCCGATACCACGTCATATTCCAGCGCTTCGCAAACGTGTGAGAATTTATTCTTGTCCGGCACATCGCGATAGCGGATATCTCCGGTCACCTGCACCCGCTTGCGATGGAACCCACCCGCGAGGCCTTTGCGAAGGATGCTGCAGCGCGGGTGAACGCGAATCGCGGGTTCGCCGTCAACCAGCGTTTTCAGCAGATACGCCAGCCCTTCACGGCGACGCACCGGGTCTTGCGTGATAGCGGGTTCGCATATCGGCACCCCGTTGGCCTTCATGATTTTAAAGCAAGTCGATTCTTCCGGGGTGACGGCATCACCCGAGGGGTCACCCCGCCCGGACACCACTTTCAGTCCTGGGTATTTCTCCCGGAGGGTGCGGGACACTTCAAGTGCGAATGACGTAATGCCCAGCCGCTCCGATACGATTTCGTCATGGACGAGCCAAATGCCAGTGGACATCCGCTGGCTGATTGTGCAGGCGGGGGTAAGGCCCCAATCGAACCCGAGCCGTAGGCCAATGCCCGGGATTGGGTTAAATGGTTTGCTGGCGTGAACGGAATCTTTGTACTCCGGATATACCGGCAGCCCGTCCATGACAAAGCCGTATTCACCGTCCACGTAGACCTTGATCCAGTCAAGGTCTTTACCGGCGATCTGGAATTCATAATAGCCGGGGCGCAGGTTGCTCAGGTTTTCCGCATTCGAAGCACGCCCCGAGGGTTGCCGGTAGAATGCCATCAGCCCTTGTTTACCCTTCAATACCCCCATGGCGCGTAGGGTGTCTTCAGCTTCCTTCATGGACACAACCAGCTGGCGATTTCTCTCGTTGGTGGCATCCTGTTCCGCAAGGATGTACCACCAATGGTCCGTGTCCGGGGGGTTGGTGTCCATTATGATCTGGACGTCCGTAGCTTCCGCCTGCCAGCGCGGGGGGTAGCGCCCGACCCGACCGGTCAGGCCGTCAAGGATCGCTTTCGGCACCTCGCGCGCCTCGTTTATCCATGCGTCGGAAAGTTCCATGGACAACAACTTCGCCACATCATCCGGCTTGTCGAGTGCCACGAATAGGACTTCCCAATCCAGCTTGTTGGCTTTATCCACGATGTGGTGCATCGGCGGCCCGGCTTCACGCCAGCGGCCCAAGTGCTGCGGCACCCACTGGTGCCATGTCTTCATTGTGGTTGTGCGCAATTCCGGGTAGGTGTTCCGAATGATCGCCGTCCGGCGGCGTATCCACCCGTCCGCCGCCCGCTTCTGCCGCTGGCAGTTGCGTATCAGCTTCATCACCGTCGCCGTAGACTTACCTGACCCGAATGGCCCCATGATCCCGCATATGAATGACTCATCGTTCAGGAACGCTTTCGATACCGGACCGGCAGGGTAGTAATGAATGCCGTCCCGCTGGACGGGGCTGCCGTCCTTCTTCCCCTGCTGGGGGATTGTTACTTCCGGTTCGGCGGCGTTACCCACGCAGGCTCCGGGGGAGGGTGGTATCAATCTTACCGAGGCTGGTCCGGCTGGGGTTCATGGCGCGGGCGGCACCCTCACGCATGGAGAGGTGGACCAGCCGGTGCATGAAGTTCATCATCGTCGCCCGCTGGTCGCGGCGCTTATTCGCCGCCGCCGACTGCTCGATCGCCAGTGGTGCTTCCCCACAGATGGCGTCCGTGGCCATCTGCATGGCTTCAAACATTTTCTGTGTCGGTGTTACGTCGATGATGTTCTCCACGCGCTGTAGAAGTGCACATCATAACAGGTTAGGGGGCTGGTTGTCAAGATGATCCTTAACTGTGAATATGGATGTTCAACATCCCTTTATCGCCTTGGTCGGTCTTGGCGCCGTCGTTCCACCCCATCCGGGCCTTGGCCCAGAAAATCGACATCTGCGGCACCCCAAGCTTCGCGAGATCGAGGATAGTGCCTGCCACCTGCATGTCATTCTGGAACTTGCCGTTCTCCAACTCGAACTTGTAACACTTACGTAACTGGCCGATGCGGATACCCAAGAATCCTGCGATTTCGTTATCTCCAGCTCCGCAGGCTATCCAATTCGCCACCTGCCGCGCAATCTCAGCATTGCGCTCGTGGGGGATGACTCGGCCCGTGTGGTCCCGACCGTGGCTGCGCCCTAACTTGGGCTGGGTGACTACAGTGCCGGGCGGGGGGAACTCCGGAGCGGGATCGACGGCGATGGCTAGGTAAGGTAGTGAGTCGGACGGGAAATTTTCGTCCGGGGGTAGTATATCTCCGGAAAGGGGGATAGTATCTTCGACAGAGGGGGGTATATCTCGGTAGGAAATATTATATTTGGGGAGGGCACTCGAATTGGCGTCGCTCCCCTCCGTGGCGGTATGGGACCCGCACTTGGGGCGTCCCTCCCCCCTGTTCCCAGGTACTTCCTCCATGCCCGCGCGTCTTTCCCGCATATTCACCTGCGCGTCTTTCCCGCGCGTCTTTCCCGCGCGTCTTTCCCGGCTTCCTGACCCATCCGACCCGCCCGCCCGCGCGTTTTTCCCGCTCCCGCTTGCTCGCGTTTTCCGCTCGTGGTCCGTGCTCGTGACCTCCGGAGCGTTGGATGTGGGGCTGGCGGGGGCTGACCCCCGGGCGGAGGACGCGACAACAGCGGCGGGTCGGTCCGAGGTCACGGCGGGGGGCTGGCAGGGCGCGGGCACAGGCACATCGGCACCCGCCACGCTCACCCGCCCGCTGCCACGCTTTACCGCCATCTGCTTACCCCTGTTCGCTATACGTGCGCGAAGCAAAACACGCACGGGGGCGCGTTGTCAAGGTTCTTTGTCGGTTAGCGTTCACTTTCGGTGGAAAGGCGAAAGGCCGGGCACCCTGTCGAGCTAGGCCGTGTTCTGCTGTTCACGTACGCCGACGCACACGACGCCCGGGATGCGCGTACACGAGAGCGCGCGTACGAGCCAGAACACGGATCAGAACACCATGGCACCCGCTCCGCCCCCCCCGTCCGTACGGCCTCCGTATGTATGTGGTTCTGTTCTGGTTCTGTGTCTGTTGTATCTGTCTCTCAGACTGGCACGCTTCTTGCCTATACCCCCATGGGTGTCCCTACAACATATGTTGGCTACCAACAACACCAGAACACAGACCCCCTCCCGCCCGCTCTGGTGCGCTCTGGCTATGATCTGAACCGTCGACCCGGTCTTGTGCATCGCCCTGACGCGGCCTCCGGGATGGTGGAGGGTGTCAGCATGTCCACCCACGGCCTCGCCCACGGCCTGAACCGTCACCCCGGTCTTGTGCATCGCCCTGACGCGGCCTCCCGCCCTGTCGAATGGTGTTGACCCCCTCCCGCCCGTGTGGTATAGTGGCGCCGTGCACCGTCGCACGACAGGATAGGAGAAACACCATGCCCAGGACCCCCAGCGATTTCACTCTAGCCCGCCGAGCCGCCGCCGCCTTGCGCCCCAAGGCCACCCCGCAAATCGTCCACGCCGCCCGCATACGTGCGCGCCATCAGGGTGCCCACGTGGATCTTAAAGCTGCCATCGCCGCACTGGAGCGGGCGGACTCGGGCGGGGCGGACAACACAGTTTTAGTGCCCCTCAGGCAAGCAGTCCGTGGCGCCAGGGAAGCGCTGCAGGTGGTGCGGGACGAGGCCACCACTGCTGGAGTCTTCAAGCCCGAAAAGACCCCGCAAATAAAGGTGCAGCAGCGGGTCGAGCGGTCTGAGAATCGCCTTAAAGCCGCCATCGCCGCCATCAGGGCGGGGGGCTACACGAAAGCCACACAGGAAAGGCTGATCGAGAAAGCCCGCGCCGTGGAGGAAAAGCGCCTTTACGTGGCCGACATGCTCACGCATCACCCCGCGTGCGTGTCAGGGAAGGGATGGGTCGATGACTAGCGCTGGCACGCTCCTTGCCTATCCCCCATCCCCTATGACGAGCTGTCGTCACTATGGCGAGCTGTCGACACCTCCGAACCCTGCGTCCCGAACCGTCTCTGGGGTTAGCGACCGCTCACTATGGCTGCAGCCCCCGTCCGGCGCGGCCTCCGCTATGACGACAGCTCGTCACCTCGACTGGCACGGGTTAGTGACCGCTTACCGGAAAGCCCCCGTTGCGTCGTGAGGTTCCTAGGTTGACAGAGCTGGCACGCTGTCTGCAAGTGTTTTGGTGTCGGCTCTGATGGCCGACCCGCCCCGGCGGATCATCAGAGCAGAGACGAGAGACGAAGGAGCGCGAACAGTGAGAGGACTTGACACGGAAACCGGAGCTGTGTTATGCTTTGGTTTCCGGGTGGTCTTTCACCCGATGCCCTGCCGGTGGCGTACCGGCACACGATAAGGAGCACGACATGAGCAACAATAATTCCCCGGCAACCGCCACCAAACCCGCCCGCGCCCCCCGCGCTGCCAAACCCGCCAAACCCGCCCGCGCCCCCAAGAAGGACAAAGCCGCAGCGGTGAAGCCGAAAGCCCCGCGCATGATCAAGCCCAAGGTCGAAGGCGTGAAGTCAACCGACGTTCTGCGCGAAGCCGCGAAAGGCTACGTCCACGACAAGGAGAACAAGACCGCAGGCGGGCACGTCTCGGTGAACAACGGCGACGAGATCGCCAAGAAGCTGATTAGCAAGGACCTTGATACCGTCTATGCCATGGCTGCAAAGGCGCTCAAGGAAGACGAAGCCGACCTCCGCAAGAAGTACGAGCATCTGAATCCCGGCATGCAGCGCATGAATCTGGGTAACCGCATGCGAGCTGCAGCGAAGTAAGCCCGACTTCAGGCATCTGGGTCATCCCGGGTGCCTCTGGGCGAGTTTCCGCCGATAGACGATAGAAGGAGAAGTATCATGAGCTTTTACCACCTTACCCGGCGCGGCTGGGTCATCTGGGCTATTGCCACAGTCCTTATTCTAATCTTACTGGGAGTTACGAGATGAGTAAAACAAAGTACGTAGTGTGCGACGGGCACACACTGGGCTACCGCACGCCAGAGTGCTGGATCGGTATCCTCCAAACCAATGTGCTGAAAGGCGCAGCAGGAGCCGGGAACATGACTCACGTATCCCAATTCGCCAGCATCCGCCCCGCGACCGCAGCCGACTTTAAGGGATTCCGCGTGATGTTACCCCCGGACTTCGTGGAGCCGACACAGCTTTATGATTGTCAGGTTTGGGACTCGGTGACTGGGGAATGGGACCGGGTTTTAGTCGGGGTCGAGTTACCTGAGGGCGAGGGCGATCTTGGCCACAGTGAGGTGGCAAACAAGCTGGGGCAGGCCATCAATGAAGCAGTTTCAATCGCGAAAGGTGAAGCCGTCGGAGACTGGCACCTGCAGGAATGCCACGTGATGCGGGCGGGAGGGGAACAGGTTGTCATGATTCAGTTGTTCGGGCTGCGTGATGACATTTCCGTTATTATGGCAGTGAACGTTACGAAGGAGCACGCACTTTGAGTCGGACCCGCTGCAGTGAGGGCGGGCGGAGAAACCCGCGCCGCCCGTACGTCGCCATGGTGGAAGGCACTGAACACGGGGTGCCATTCCGGATTTTCCTGAAACGGATTGACTGCGCGGAAGCGATCGCACAGAAGATCAGTGGTGCCGTGGTGACATGCCTGTTTTCGCTCGAACGGCGGCGATGGGTCCATAACGGATGGCGGGCGGCATAACAGACTAGACAGCACGGGCGGAGTCTGGTACACTACGGACTCCCACCCACCCAAAACTAGAGACGAGAGAAGGGAAAGTAAATGCAGACACAGTTATCAGTTGGTGACTCGGTTTTCTACCGCGATCAGCGGTACTGGATCGAGACGAAGGGCGAAAACTTCATAAGGATTGCGGATTGCCACATCCGACCGGAAGCGCCGCCACCCAGCACACGCAGCAGCTTTTATGTGCCAGCTGGGACAGTGACCGAGGCCCTGACCACCCGCAATAAGTACGGGAGGCAGCCAACAAAAAAGGCGATTGATAGACGAGAGCGGCAAAAAGTAGATGGGACGCGGGACAACGGTGATGAAGTGGCCGTCCTGCTGCGCGAGTGTAAATCACTGGACGATGTGTTCAGGCTTGCGGCCAAGCACCTTGGGGAAACGGAAAAGCAACTCCGGGCCAAGTACGACCACCTCGACAACGGGCGCAAACGCATGACATTGGGAAACCGCCTGCGCGGCCACTTCAAGAAGATGGGAGAGATGAAATGAAGAACGGCGCCAAATCTCGCGATCTGGTCGTATTCCCCCGCACAGCGAAGCAGGCATTCGGGCACCACAGCCACGAACCGCTACGGAAATCCCTGACGTTCAGGGAGCAGCCGGGCAGGTACTGGTGGGTGCTCCCAGCCATCATCGCCATCGCGCTGGCCGCATGTATCATCAAGGGCTGTTAATTGTAACGGAACGAAACACTATCTATAAGGAGAAAGAAATGGGAAACGGAATAGCTGAATGGATTTGCCCCACTTGGGGAGATGCCAAGGGGGTAGCGGAATGGTGGAATATCTGCGAAATGATTTATGGGGCATTCCAAACCTCAAACGAATTGGGTGCAATGGAAACTCTCGATGACTACGAGCTGTTACTGAACATTGCGTACCTGCATCTACATGATGCCCGGGCCGTCGAAAGGAAGGCGGCAGTAAAAGATCAACGGGGGAAAGCGGATACCGGTATGGGGGTGGATGTTTCTACCCGTGCGCAGCCGGATGCAGCGAGTACCCCACCAGACTTAACCGGGGCCGACGCATACACCAAACTGCGCCGCCACTGGATTGAATCGGAGAAGCGCGAGAAGGACTGGCGTAACGTAGGCGAAGTGAAACTACTTGAGCAGATGCGTGAGGCTGTGCAAGGTTTAAGAGCCTGCGGTTGGCGTGAGATTGACTATGGCCCCAAAGACGGAACACGGTTTCTGGCGATTTGCGCTGGCAGCACCAAAATACACCCGCACTACTACAGCGGCGAATGGCCAAAAGGATCATGGTGGGCAGAGGCAAGCGGCGACTTATGGCCTGCGCGCCCGATCCTGTGGAAGCCGATGCCGTCTAACAAAGAAGAATGACTGGTTAGCCCCCTGCCCACTCAGGAGGCACAAAAGAGAAGGAGAAAGATATGATTTTGACCGAAGAAAAGGTTGCAGAAATGAAGGAAGCGGCCATGCCACTGATGGTTTGGCTTGAGAAAAATTGCCATCCGCATGTGAAAGCGATTGTGCATAACACTCAGATTGAAGTTCTCGAAGGGTTTGCTATCGCCAGCCGAATTGAGCGTCAGCCTTTTGATGAATAGCCATTGCGAACATCTGGGTCGTTAATTGCAACTTACAGTAACGAGGGGAAATGAATGTTATCATACCAATGGACACCCGCCGACGTTTGCACAGCATTGGCACTTGCAGTAATCATCATCATAATAATAGCGCACTGGCCGGACAAAGGGGACAACAGCGGACCCGAGAAACGCGAACACAAGTATGTGATGGGGAAAAACGCGATGCGGATTGGGTGGGACGCATCGCGCGGTGAGCATGAAATGTGCATCAAGTTTAGGCACTCACTGGAGCGAGTGCCGCAGAATGGAGATGTTATAACCTTCATTGAGCAGTCGGGGGATGTGTTCCGGTCCCGGGTCATCGACATTCCAATCCACACTAACCTAAACGGGGTCAGGTCAGCAACAATCGTGGTAATACCGTTGATCCAGGAGCAAGTGCGGGCATGACCACTGTAAAGGATGAATTGTCGGACCGGATGGTTGCCTTATTTGAGGGTAATCCCCGATCCTCGGGTAGGTGGGAACCGGCGACGGGGCGCATGTTCGTTGAATACAACGCCGTCGATGGGGAAGTGATGGACGACCATCTTTTTGGTACCCGAGGGTGCGGAGCTGTACCGATTCGAGACGACGCCACCTGCAGTTGGGGTGCGATCGACATCGACAATCACGGTGAAGATGTTGATATCCCGCTTGCCGAGATTGACCGCAACATCCACACATTCGGCTTACCCTTAGTCGCCTGCCGGTCTAAGTCAGGTGGCGTCCACGCTTACATGTTCCTGAAAGAACCGACCCCAGCAGCCCGGGTGCGGGAACTGCTGGCACAATGGGCGGTCAAGCTGGGGTACGCCGGGGCGGAGGTATTCCCGAAGCAAAGCAAGCTGTTCGTCAGGGAGGGGAAGACAGCCTTTGGTAACTGGATCAACCTACCCTACTTCCGCGCCGATACCACCGACCGGTATGCGATCGTCGAGGGGAAGCAACTTTCACTTGAGGAGTTTATACAGTATGCAGAATCCATTAAAGTTGATAAGGTCGGCATACGCAGCCTTATGGTCATGGATCACCCGGATGCACCGCCATGCATCCAAGCCATCCTATCTAGAGGGGCTGCGGAGGGGCACCGTAACGAAGCGATGTACAACGTCGGAGTTTACCTCCGAAAAGTGGACCCGACCACCGCACCAGCAATCGCGACGAGGGCGAACCAATTCATCTTTACGAAAGCGCTCCCGAAAGCGGAACTGACCCGCACCATCAACTCCGCTATGAAGCCGGAATACGGCTATCGCTGCGGGGAAGAAGTGATCAAGCAGCATTGCAACCGCGAGTTGTGCCTACAGCGGAAATTTGGTATTACCCCGGACGAGGCTGACACCAATGACAAGCACGGCTCCCTGCCGGTCTTCGGCGGTTTGGTTAAATACCTGACCGAGCCGGTGCGGTGGGAATTAGTAATGGACGGGGTGCGGGTTTTCAACATCGGTACGGTGGACCTGCTCGACTGGCGCTACATCAGGCAAGTCTGCGCGGACCGGCTCACGCGGGTCATACCCATGATCAAAAATACGGAGTGGGAGCGGATGCTGTCGCCGTTGATGGAAACCGCGCGGATAGTAGAGGCACCCGATGATGCCAGCGTTAACGGCGTCATCCGCGATCGCCTGCGTGAGTTCTGTGCTAAAGCCGATCTGGCTGACCGGGGTGACGATAAAGTGGCGCGTAAAGGCTTGCTGCGCGGGATGCCGGTCGTTCAGAAGATGGACGGCGACCGCTGCATCATGTTCAGAGGGCAGGATTTCATCAACTTCCTAAAGCGGACCAAGACCGAGGAACTAAAAGGGGTGAATTTGTGGTTTGCAGTACAGGAATTGGGGGTCATGCATCGGAAGGTGCGGATCGGCGGGGAGAAGGACAGCTGCAATGTCTGGTATCTGCCGGTGAAGACCGTTATTCAAGACTTGGCCGCCGAGCCGGTCGACTTTAGTACGGAAATCTAGTTAAATCAAAGAGGTTATAAATGAGACCAACCAAGATTTACAATCCCGACAACGCCATGATGCAGCAGTCCGAGGGGATGTGGCAGCGTTACCTTGCGTTGGTGTTACAGAAACTCGCGCCCGAGGGCGTGGCCATCACAAAGCAAGATGTAGAATACTTTGCGGAGACAGACAAACACGTGGTACTGATTATGGGCGGGGTCGACTCGTTCATTTTAAAGATGGTCACGCCCGCCGAGGCAAAGCGGCTGGCTGCGTATGACGCCGGGATGTGTGGTTCGGCATGAACGCTAACCTAATTATCGACGCCAATCTGGCGCAATTCGTCATCACTTGCCCCTTTTGGGCCAACGAGTTTGTGCGCAACCTACCAAACCGCCGTTGGTCCAAGTCGAAGCGGGCGTGGACAGCGCCTATCATCCGCGCTAACGTGGAGGCGGTCGAGAAGCTTATCCCTATGGCGGGGGTTGAGTTGACCCTGGCCGGCCAGAGAGCCATGGCCGCTTACTACGTGGAAAAGAACAGCACCAATGTTAGCGCAGGATTCCCGCACTGGTATCCGTTTAAGCGCCAGCCGCGCAAACACCAAGTCACGGCGCTGGATAAAGCGTACGGGCAGAACGCATTCGCCTTTTTCATGGACATGCAGACCGGAAAGAGTAAGACGCTGATCGACATGCTGGCGGCACTCCGCATGGAGGGCAAAATCCAAGCGGCGCTAATCATAACCAAACGTACCCTGCGCCGCAACTGGCTGAATGCGCTGGCCGACGACTGCCCAATCCCGTATCTGGCGCACCTGCCCGAGACAGGGAAGGAACTGCAGTTTAACGCATTCATCAAGTCCAACCACGATTTCAAGATCATGCTAGTTGGGTGGGAATCGCTGTCAGCGGGCGGCATGGCCGACATGTGCGACAAGTTCTTGCTGGCGCACCACCCGACCGCAATTGGGGCGGACGAGACGAATTACATCACTAACCACAAGTCGACCCGGGCACAGCGCACCGAAAAAATGGCGCGGATGGCGGAGTATCGGTTTGCACTGACCGGGACCAGTACTGCAGAAGGACCGATGAATCTATACCAGCAGTTTGAATTCTTGGACCCGGGCATTATCGGCATCGGCGATTTTTACGCGTTCCGCAACCGGTACGCTGTGATGGGTGGATTCGTCCCGAAAGATGGCCCGATGCGCGGCAAGCCGACCGAGATTGTCGGATACCAAAATCTCGACGAGTTGATGGAATTAATCGCGCCGTCTACGTTCCAAGTTATGAAGGTCGACGCATATGACCTGCCGCCCAAGCGGTATCAGGTGCGCGACATCGAAATGACGAAGGAACAGTGGGCTGTGTATAAGCGGATCAAGAAAGACGGCCTCATATACATGCAGGACGGGACCGAGCGCGCCATACAAAACACACTGGAGGTAATGCTGCGTCTACATCAAGTTTGTGGTGGTTATACGGTTGACGGGTTCGAGGATTTTCGCACCAACACCAAGGGGGAAACGAAGCTCAAGATGCGGTACGACGCAGTTGAGATCATACCCCCCGGCAAGAACCCAAAGATCGCGGAAATCGAGACCATCGTCGAGGAATCGGGCACCAAGCAGGGCCTAATTTGGGCGGTCTATTCCTCGGAAATTCGGATCATAGCTGATAAGCTGCGGTCTATGGGTAAGAGGGTCGGCGAGTTACACGGCGGGGTGCCCGACGAGCAACGGCAGCCGATGGTGGACGCATTTAAGCGTGGTGAGTATGATTGGGTTGTGGGGAACGCATCGACCGGGGGCATGGGATTCAGCATGCACACGGCGGAGGTAAACATTTTCTACAACAACACCCACAAGCTGCGGGACCGGCTGCAGGCGGAGGACCGGAGTTGGGGAGACGGTCAGACGAGGCCCGGGATATGGATCGACCTCGTTTGCAACAAGACGGTTGACCGCACTATCATGGCCGCTATCGAGCAAAAACAGGACCTGCACGAATTTGTGCGCCAGCGGCTCAAGCACATCCATAAACTGATGGACGGGGAAACAGACTAGCATGAACAGGGTTGACATGTATGCGGATGTGTGGTATCATACAGTATCGAGACGACAGACGTTTAACTAAGGTAGAAAATGGATAACACGCCCACGGTGTATGTTACGCAAGAAACCCCGCACGATTTCTCCAAGGCGGAGTCCTTCGGTACAATAGAATTTCTTACACGCGACGACCTCAACAATGTAAAGGGGTCGCTGCACAACGAGCGCTTGGTGGTTGACATCACCCGCAAGTTGAAAGACTTTGACGAATCTAGAGATTGGATCGTCATTGCTGGCAGTCCCTACGTTTCAGCGTTGGTTTTCATGCTTCTTGGCCGTCGCGGCCTGAAGTCAGTCAAAATCCTTCGCTGGGACAACCGGGACTACATTTATGTACCGATGCACTTTGAACTGAGAGGAACTTACCGTGATTGATGAAGAACTGACACCATTTGAGCAGGCCAAATCCAGCGCCCGCACCGAATACGGGTTGCTGTCGTTGCCCGCGCTGGCCGGGTTGATGAAGACCCTGCAGGCGAAGAAGGAAGAAGTTGAAGCGGAGTTGAGCCTGATCAACGCTAGGCTCGACGTTATCCGCTATGAATCCATCCCGAACAAGATGGATGAAGACGGGGTGGAGCGCGTCAGCTACGAGGGCATTGGTCGTATCAGCCTGACCGGCGACATGTTTATCCAAACCACCAACAAGCACGGCCTGTTCACGTGGCTGGAGGAGAACGGGTTCGCTGATCTAATCCAACCCGGAGTAAATGCTAGCACCTTGAAGGCTTTTGTCAAGGGGCGCATGAAGAAGGGCGAGAGCGTACCGGAGGAATGCCTGCGCATCACCCCGGTCACCCGCGCCAGTATCACTAAATCGTAACCATAGGAGCAGTGTATGAAAATTGAAATTACAAACCGCGAAGAATCCATGACTATCGGCGTCTCGAACTTACAAGCACCACCGGGTGACAAGCCCGAGGCACTCGCCCCCGGTGATCGCCGTACGTTCGAGGTGGCTAATGAAAATGGCTACCTAATCATCGGTGAACTCGGGGCGATGATTGCTGATGCCGCCCCCGTTGAGCAGCCCGGCGCCCCCGTTGAGCAGCCTGAGCCTGAGCTTGGCACCCCCGTTGAGCATGAGCAGCTGACTGCCCCGGCTACGGGCGAAGAGTAAGGCGCGAATGGGGCGGCGCTAACAGCCCCTAGAACTGTAAACGAAAGGAAGTAAAATGGCAAAGCAAGAACCGAAGAGCACCGATCTGGCAAAGTCCGACCCGGCTGCAAACATGATGATTCTGGATCAGACGCAAGTTCCTGATCACATTCATCAGGGTGAAGCCCGGGGCAACGAGGGGGTCGGTCAAGATGACATTATCATCCCCCGGCTGGAATTGGTGCAGGGTCTATCGCCCGCAGTTAAAGAGGGTGACCCGGGCTACATCGACGGCGCCAAACCCGGCATGCTGATGAACTCCGTCACCAAGCAGTTGTATGGCAAGGAAGTCATGGTTGTGCCGGTGGTGTACATGAAGCAGTGGCTAGTTTGGCGCAAGCGCAAATTCTCGGATGAGAAGGGACGTGAGCAGACGACCGAGGGCGGTTTTTTCGGCAGTTTCAACGCCGAGCACGAAGCCAATGCCCGCATGGCTGAAGAGATCAAGAATTCCGGCATCGACTCGCTCAGCGTTGAAGTCATCGACACCCCGCAGCACTTGTGCCTGTTGGTTAACTTCAACAACGGTACGGTCGAGGAAGTTATGGTTTCGATGCCCCGCACCAAAGCGAAGGTGTCCCGCCAGTGGAACAGCATGATCCGCTTGGCTGGTAGCGACCG